ACCTATTTTTCCTTTATTTTTATATGCTGCTACAACTAATATAACAAATAACAATATTGTTATTGAAATGGCACTAAACTGATTCATATTACATTTCTTCATTATATAAGATTGATATATAATTGAGATATTAAATTTATTTTTTATTCCTTCTTTTCATTGTTTTTCTTCTTTTCATTGTTTTTCTTCTTTTCATTGTTTTTGCTTTTAATGTATTCCTTTTACCACAAATATCTTTTGTTTTACCTAATTTGTATTTTTTGTCCATGTAACGCATGTCTCTAGTAATTTTCTTACATTCACCGACTTTTTGGTTGCGTCTATAAATACGCAGTATATTAAAGCGTCCTTTTTTGGCGATTGCGGCTTTTTTACGCGTTTTACCCGTTTTCTTTTGTTCCATTCGTACACCGTCGTTAATGGCTGCTCGCCTTCTTCTGTCACCATCTGTTAATTTATATCTTATTTTCTTCTTAGAATAATCAATTTTTTTAAGTTTAGGCAAAATTATTTCTCTTTTATTAGATTTACTGGATAGAGACATATAAAATATAAAAAGAATAAAATCTATTAATAATGTATATGTCGTCTATGAGTAATCAAAGTAGCCCAGGCAACCAGAGTAGCCCAGGCAACCAAAGTAGCTTAGATAGTCGAAAGAGTTTAAGCTCAAATATTAGTATGGGTAGCCGAAGTAGTAGAGGTAGCCGAGGTAGTCGAGGTAGCCGAAGTAGTAGAGGTAGTCGAAGTAGCCGAGGTAGCCGAAAAAGTTCTGGCTCATTGAGTAGTAATTTATCTTCAGATATGAAAGATTCTCCATCCCCCCCGAAAAGAAAAACAGCAAAAAAGAAAAGAGGACGTTCTCGTTCTCGGGGTAAATCAAGAGGAAGGTCTCGTTCACGTGTTAAAAAAAGGGGTCGTTCTCGTTCTCGCGCAAAAAAAAGATTTAAAATTAAACCACAGACTATGGATGATATTAAAAAACTTTTCCCGTTACAAAATTCGACGGGTCCGCAAATGATGACAGGACCACCTAAACAGGCTTGGGTTCAATCACAAAACCCTGGAAAAGCACCAGCTCAGAATATGGCAAACGTGGCAAACGTGACAATGAGTCCAGTTGAACAAAAAAAAAACGATGTCGAAGATGACTTTGAGATTTTAAGCAATCTTTCAGATACTTATAGTGCAATTACGGAATTATTGGAAAACGATGAATATTTGAGAACATTATTTTTCAGCGAAAGAGCATATGAAAAATTAACAGAAGAAGAAATAAAAAGTAATGAACACAAAGTTAAAAAATTTGAAAAACTTATACTAAAATCAATGGAAAAAATAGAAAAAATGGGTTCAAAACGCCGTGTGGAAGGTTGGCTTGATAAACTTCGAATAGTATTGGCATCTCCATTTTCTGATGAAACAAACTTGAAAACCATGAGTTTGGAGGCCAAATTCAAAGGCTTACCCAAATTATTCTGGCTTTTATTAAACTTTTACAAAAAAGCAATACCTATTAAAAAATCTTACCAAACTTTATACGAGATATTGAAAAACAAAAAACATCACATAGGAGAAATTGTAAACATAAACAGTATGTCATACCGCATTGATAGAATGGGAGAAAAAATGCAATTAAATAAAGTATATGACCATGGGGGATATGGATTTTTAGAAGTTTTGGATACCGTTAGAGGAGCTGATTATATAACAAATGATAATTTAAAAGACAAAATCAATGAGTTGGAAAACGAATTGAAAAAAGTTGGAAACGAATTGATATCAGCCATCGAAGAAAATAATTTATTTGTTGGAGTTAAAGGTACCCAGACATCTCAGAAACACATGGGAAATATTCAAAACGAAGTTTTGGAATTTAATCATCGTTTGGTAGATAGATTACCAATTATAAAACGTATGTATAACATTCATACATCCATTGAAAAGATACTTAGGATAAAAATTGAGGATGAAGGAATGAAAAATGCAAAAAATCAATTGGTGAATAAACTGAGAAATAAAAAAATGGACGTTAACGAAAGAAAAGTTTACACTTTACAAACTTTATTGGTGAAAGAACTAGAAAAAGGCGGTGAAGAACCTAGCAAAAGAGCCCAAGAATTAAGTCAAAGATTAAATAAAGCATGGATGATATTTAATTCCGAAAAGAAGAGATTAATGGATAGTGGAAGAATGGACAGACAGTTTTCTCATTTTCATGGAAAAACTGCATTTGATAAAACTGAAAGAGAAATTCTAGGATATATGGCTGAAGGTGACGATGCAATGCGTGATTTAAATAGATTAATGAAAGCTAGAATCACCCAAAGAAACAGAGACAAAGCAAATAAATCTAAAAAGGCAGCAGCATTAAAAATACTAAGAAGATTTATTGCGAATACAGCACAGAAAAGACGAAAACAAAAAACAAGAAAGCCCCCAAAGAAAAAAAAGTCCCCAAAAGGAAGCCAAACAAGAAGAAAATAATTAAATTGAAAATATTTGTCAAATATATTTTACTTGACATATATTAATTATGACCAGTCTCGACGGAACCACGGGATTACGTAAAACCAGTTTAGATGGTACTGGTGTCAGTGGAGGAGGAGGTGGTTCTGCCATAAATTTGGTAGGTCTCGCTACTCTAATCAAAGACGTAATCAATCCCAACTATTTAGAAGATTTTATCAATGCTAACACTGACGCTGAATACGCCATCATTAAAGACCGGATTTACACAAATAAATTCGTAAACAATACAAACCTCGACTATGACGTATATATTCAGCAAATTACTGATTATAAAAATTCGGGAACATTAAACAATATTGACGTTTTCGCACAACTCGCTCTAAATTCTCTGGGCGTATTAAAAAAGGGATACAATCAATACGAAACTGCTACCACTTTACAAGCCGAGGTCAATTTTCTGAATCAACAAATCGCAGCGTCGTCTTCTGAAGAAAATCGCGGTATTCTCGTCACGACACAAAACAGTCTCAGCGGTGACCTCGACGCCGTATATCTAGAGTACATTCTCACTTATGGTTACCCTGAATCAGGTATTTTCGACCCCGCTTTACTTGCTGAATTTTCTTAACCTCGCCCATTCTCATTCTTCCTCGACGACATAGCCACACGTTGTTTTCTTTTTCTTGAATTTCTTACTATCATTCGTCTCATTGTGAAATTCATTATGACACGTTCGACAGACTGATACCAAATTGGCTTTGGAATTCTTCGGAATAAATCCCTCGATCATTCCGTCTTCGTCAGCATCCTTCTGGTGTCTGAGATGATGAACGTCATCCGCCTTTTTTCCACATACAAAACAGTTTGTCTTAATTAATTTGCGATTGTAAGACGACGAATCACGCATGGAAATATTTTTCGAAGAAGGTTGTAATTCTAGGCGGATACTCTGTGCCATATCCATAAACTCTCTATCCATTTGAAACATACGGCATACTTCGAGACCATAACTCTGATTACCTTGTCCATCTTTCAATTTACGTTCGTAAGTCAAAATATCCTTGATTTCGTCGTATTTTATCGTCATGTGTTTCACACACAGTCCTTCGCCCATGATATCCCGAATCTTACCAATCTTCATTATATCATGAAAGTGTGTGGCAAATACAAATGTACTTGTTTGTTTTACCAACGTCAAAATACCACTTGAAAATATACTCAGTGCCGAAATCATGTCTGTACTAGAACACATTTCATCGCCAAGTACCAAACTATATTCGTCTGCGTTTTCTACGATAGTTTTCAGTTCGCACATCTCCACCGCAAAAGTACTTTGTCCGCGGAAAATATCGTCGTTGCCCAAAATACGTGTAAAAATAGAACGATAAGGATGATAAACCAGCGATTTGGCCGCCACAAAGAACCCGCTCTGTGCCAAGAGAATATTGATGCCAATAGACTTAATGAGACTGGATTTCCCAACCGCATTTGTACCAAACAAAAGCATACCGCTTTCACTCTCCGTACCCAAAGACAAATTATTCGATACATAAAGTTCGTCTTCCAAAATGCGCTCGATGATGGGATGGCGAATACCTTCGAAGCGGAAAAAAGAACGCTCTGCATCTGCCTCGATGGTAGGACGCGAATACCCGCGTTTTTTGGCAATATCGGCACGCATAAACAAGAAATCCACTTCGGCAATGGATTTGGCGATTTCCTCAATGTCCTCACATTTCTCCTTTATTTCTATCAAAAAATTATTATATGTACGTTTTTTGTCATATGTAAATCTTTCACATAATTCAATGCGCTCCTCCATTTTTTGTTCAATTACTGTGTTTGTCAATACTGTCTTTGTGCCTTCTTTTCGCGTGGTTAAATTCGAAATGTCAATGTCGAGTGTGGGACCTTTTGTCCAGCCCCATGCTTTTTCCAAATTAATGTTGAATTTTGCCAATGATTTGCCCTTCTTTTTACAATATGAATCCAATTTTTTCAATATCGTTTTTAAAGTACGTGCTCTACTATCAGTAATCATTAGAAGAGTGGCATGATCGTTTTTAGTTTCTAGATTAACCATCATTTTCTTCTTTTTACTGGATTTATTAGACGACGTTGATGAATTGTATGCAGATTCGAAAATAGGTGTTTTTCCATCGGAGAGTGTCCCCGTAGTCAATCTATCGTATAACCAATCAACGGATTTATCATTGAATGAGACCAAAAATGAAGCCACGTCACGTATAACTTTATATTCCAAATCTATCAATTTTATTCGAATAGATAGTTTATGTAACTTAGCATATTTCTTAATATTGAAAGGATTAACATCGACGCATTTCAAGCCGTCTTTACTTCCCATTTTCTTTATTACATCAATGTTAAGATTATCACTTACTTTTTTCTCGACACCTTTTATTTTCTTTATCGTGTCACCCAACGTCTTTTCTCGCTCGAAATATTCTTTTAATTTACGTTGTTCCTTGATTTTTTCCAATATTTTCTTAAAATCTCCCATATTTTCCATAAATCTCGAAAAATTATAAAGCGTGATAGTCTTATGAACTATTTTACGTGACAAATTTTCAATGTCAATAATCGGCACCAAAGCATTCTTAATATTGCGCCAATCGCCAGGTACTTTCTTCATATATTTAATCGTTTGTTCTATAGCCTCATACTCATCTTCGAGTTCATCGCAATCAAACGTGGGATGTAATAGACGCTGTTTAGACAATCTTATACCCATTGCAGTCGAACATTTACTCATCAAATTCAAAACACAACTATTCTCTCGTAAGTGTTCCCCTTGACCGGTTTTTATAATGTTTAATTGCTGTAAGGCACTGTTACGTATTTTAACAAACTCATCGTTTTGAGTCCAGGTAGGTTTTTTAATTTTCTCGACTAAATTCTCATTGTGAATGCAAAGAAAATCCAGTGCGAAAGACAGAAGTATTTTGGAATTTACTCGATTTGTCAAGTTTATACTTTCCATGAACAAATCTACGTCGGTCAATTTATAATAAGAGCGAAATATTTCATCTTGTCGGTCTTTTCGCTGGCAGTTTACAAATTGCTGTTTGTAATTCAAATAGTCGGTGCTGTTTTCTTCTTCGAAATTGACAATAGTCTGAGATTGACACTTTAATCCTGCACCTCGCATAAAACTCGACACGTTATTAATATTATGAAGGACAATCATTTGTTTGGGCTCATAATTTGAATAAAAATTGTTTATGGTGTTCTGAATAAGAGATAAATTTTTGTAATCTTCGAAGAATTCCTCGAGATATACATCGCCCGTATTAATGTTTATCCCGACCATAGCACAATTCATTATTTTTTTATCAGTCATGATATTTACAGTATTTTCAAAAAAATAAAAATTAAGGTATCGATCCATTTCCTGGTTACCGTATTCTTCATCTATTACGGTTCCGCATGATAATACTTTCCAAAATACTCTTTCTTTTGGTCCACTTTCTTTGATTTTATTTTTACTTTTGCTCTTACCCTTTGCCTTACTTTCTTTTGATTTCTCTTTACCTTTATCTTTGCCTTTACCCATAGACATATTTTCTCTCTTCTCTTCTTCTTCTTCCTCTTTTTTATTGGCTTCAGCATATTTTAAATACTTTTCGGCCTCTTTGGATGTGACAATCTCATTGCTATAACCAGATTTATCAGTTGGTACGGTATTTTCTTTATAAATGACTACATTGAAGCAATCTAACAATTTTTTTACCCATCGATTGAAATTTCCAATAGGCGGACCTGTAGCATCTACCGTATAAATTTTGTTATCGTCAAGAAATTCCATTTTACTCTCATATTTACCGCGGGTAACTTGTAATTCCATTTTCTGACACGCCAAATTAAAGTTCTTGTAATTATTGTTATATGAGGGAGCCGAATATGCGGAACCCTTTCGATAATAACCATATATTTCCAAAAATTTCCCATTGTGCCATAACAAAATGGTATTATTCCCGTATTTTTGTGTCATCTTATTCAACTCTACAAAATATTTTTCAAAATCACGCATTTTATTATTATTTATTATTTGTTATTTATTATTTGTTATTATTATTTAATAAGGTAATTAAATATACAAAAGAATCTTTAAACTTCTTACATAAACAAATTGCAATGTTATTTCGTGTCCACAATATAAATAAAAATAAATACGCTATAGTGTCTTTATTTTTATATTCTAAATATAGCTGTCTCATCGGTCTCATCGGTCATCATTATCGCTGTCACCATTATCGCTGTTACTATTATTTTCATTATCGCTATCACTAAAATCATCAGTTCCGGTCGAGGACATAAAATTTTTAAGTAATCTATCGGGGTTTTTATTTTTTATACCTCCAATCAATACACTATTCACATAAGTATTTATTAAGATACTTTCTGGGGCACAAGACCCAATAGAAATAAGATTTTGTTTTTTAAGTTCATTTTTGATTTTGTCGATTTTTTTGTTTCTTAATTCGATAATATCTTGTTTAATTTTGTTTTTATTGTCTTCTGAAGGGAGTAAAATACCAACTGTAAGTGACATAGGTTTACCATTTTTCTTTTTTCTTCCCAATCGATATATCTTACGAATACGAGTAATTTTCTTTTTTTTGACTTTCTTCATTTTCTGTACCACAGGTTTATTTTCATCTTCGTTTATCATGTTTTTATCGCTCGGGGCGTTTAATTTTATACTGCTTTTTAATTCATCGTAAATAGGGGTCGATATTGGATTTTCATTTGATTTTTTCACTTCTTTCTTTTTTTCTTTAAATAGTTGTAAATTTTCATTAATCCTGTCTTTATTGTCAATTCTATTTTTAGAATCGGTTTCCTTTTGTTCGCCGTCTTTTAGCTCATTATCTTTTTCTTTATTTTCCTCAAATTGTTTTCTCAAATCAAGAGTTAAACTACTTGAAGGTGTGTGTGGTTTTGATATAATATTAGATTTGGGTAAACTGGTATTTAAAGTCATTGAACCAGTCATTACTGGTAAATTTGTCTGAATTGGAGGCATTTTATTAGATAAAAAATTTTCTTTTTGATGGGTATGCGTATGTGAGGGTTGTTCCAAACTATTTTTGAATAAACCATATCCAATCTTTTGTTCGGTAAATTCGTCATCTTTCATTTTTTTTGATCTTGATATTGGTGTCGGGGGCAATGGTTTCATATTAGATACTGCATTACGTTGGTTGTATTCATTAATATCTCTTGTTCTTTCACCGTGAGACTTTTTACGAGTTTTATTTTTGTATTCTGAATAAAGCATTTTCTTCCCACCCTTTAAAATCCCATATTTTGGCGACTCAGGTCTTTTTCTTAAAGTACGATTTCTTCTCTTTCTATGTTTCGAATTTTCTCCATGTGATTTTGGATGATTGGACGAAGTCATATGTTTTTCCCCAGATAATGATTCTTGTCTTTGTTTCATTTGGCTCATTTGGCTCATTTGGCTCATTTGCCTCATTTCTTTCATTTTACGCTTTTCTCTTTCCTTAATTTTTTCTTCTTTTTTTCGATTATCTACTATTTTCTGCAAATAATCCATACTATTGTTAAATTCATCATTAAAATCAATTTGTTCTTGTTTTTCGGCATTGCTCATATTTTTTATAACCCCATCATTTTTCGGGTAATTATTTTCCTTCAAATTTTGTCGGTTTTTTTCTTTTTGATGTTCTCGTATTTTATTTATAAGTTTTCGTTTTAAAGCATTTGTATTAATTTGTATATCTTTTGGGACTTTCTTTTTATTTTGCTTGGGTTTTCCCCGATTCTTTCTTTTTGAACTAAAAAAATCTGGATTAACTAATATGGTTTTTTTTGCACCCGAACTCATTATTTTTTATCTACTAATAAAAAATAATAAAATTTTGTACTAGATACTCGTTATTAATTTGTTTAATTTGTTTAATTTGTTTAATTTGTTTAATTTGTTTAATTTGTTTAATTGTTTTTTTGATTGTATTTTTGATTTGTGAAAATGTTTGGTATTAAATTTTTTATGTGGTTATTCGGTATTTCATGCGTTATGCACCACTGAATACAGTTATTTATATTGTTTTTTCGCATTTTACTTATGTTATTTGATTTATCTTCTCGTTCCCCATGAATATATTTTAAAGTTAACATGATATTAGTTATTTGTTTTTGCACCAATGATGCATTCAACTCTTTGATACAATTAACATAATATATTGGCATACTAATACTAAATAAAGACATAATTGTTTCTTTATTGTGATCTACTTTATTCATTTTAAATAAAATATCTCCTAATTTTTTATCCCACTTCGATGTATTCTTGTATTTAAAATCTATACAAACAATATATTTTTCGGAATTTGCTGAGCGACTCGTTTTTGGTTTTATGATTATTACTTTATTATAAGCGTGCATTAAAAAATATATCAATTCGAAACTAGGATTGGTGAACATATCAAATACTTTCAATATAAATACCCCTCCTTTCTTTTGCATGGCAAATGCAAAAATGATTTGAGCGTAAATCAATTTTAAAGAAATTTCTTCTTGATCGTCATAATTTAAAGAATAATCGAATCCACCATCTCCCGTAATCAAATCAATTGAATTACGATATTTTTTCGCGCAATAATGGAAATTTTCATGATTGTATAAATTTCCCGTATTATCTTTTCCATTTTCAATATACACGTTGTTATGTTTTTTCAAAAAATGTTTGCTTTTTTTCCACCCTGGTACATTATCATTCTCATGAATTAAGGTCATGGCATAATATTTATCTGCGGGATTTTTGCGTTTGTATACGACCGCTTCTAAAAAACCACCTGGACCTTCGGCCAAATGGAATGTATTAATTGGTCGTGGTTTATAATGCTCAAGTATACGAAAGGTTTTCATGATTTCAATCATTTTATAAAATGAACGCGATAATGGTTTCAATTTACTGACAGATGTATTTGATGATGAAATATTGGTATGAATATATTCATATTGATTGGTTATCCTCTTATATAAATCCCATTTGCCAACGTTATTATCAATTAAACTCTTGATGTTATTTAATTTTTCGCATAATACATGTTCAACATAATTGTTTTTTTTATCTACATTTCTTTCTTTTATAGTTAAATCAAAAAAATCTTCATTTAATACATTATTACAATGAGGCAAAACATATGTTGACATAGTCGGTTATTTATCATAGTCTAATTATGTTTAAATGATTATTTTGACCTTTTGACCTTATTGAGCTTTTTGACTCCTTAAGTGTTCTAATATATTTCCGACTATATTTCTTCCCACCATATGTTTCTTATCTTTGGCTATATATCCTCCGAGTATAGATGTCTTATTTCTCTCGAAGTACAGAATATATTTATCTTTGGGAATATTCTTCGGGTCCATTAAAATTTCTTTGAATTTGTCTTGTTTATTTTCCCATCTTGCTTTAAGTGCCTTATACATAACTTGTTTCATTTTACTCAAAGTCCATTCCTCGCTTATTACCAATCCATTTTTTTTAATAAATGCTGGCTTTATAAGATTGCGAGGATTTTGTGTTTTGTTTTTAAAGAGTGGGATAACCTCGGCGTTTTCCTTTGATTTTTCGTCGAACATTTGAGACCAGAAATAATGTTCCACACTAGGATACATTTCTCCGTCAATATTCAATGGCGTTTCTAATAATTGCCTGGTTGATAAATATTTTATGGGTTTCTTACTCGAATGATTGAATTTGAAAGAATTACTATCATTTATTGTTTTAGGGTCCACATTTGCGATTTCTACTTCACCTTCCTCTTCATCTTCATCTTCCTCTCCTTCTCCGTCTTCTTCTTTTTTGTCCTCTTGAGTTTCCTCCTCATTATCCTCATCCTCATCCTCATCCTCCACCTTTTTATTTATCTTTGAATCGTCGTCTTTATTTATCTTTGAATCGTAGTCTTCATTTTCTTTCGTCTCAACTTCTTCCATCTCATCGACACCTTTCTTAATTTTTTCCATTTTCTCTGCATCCACTTCTTTGACAACTTTCTTGAAAATGAAATACATGTTTAAAAATGAAATATCTTTTTGCATTTTATCCATTTTCAGAACACTCTCCACAATTTTATTATTTGTGAAAGTTTTACCAGTGTTTTCTTTTAATGTGGCGAATATTTCGGAAAAATTTGCCATTCCTCTCTTTATAAGTGTGGATTTTATTTCATCATCCGGGACTAAAACAAAGCCATACAATCTCATTAACTCCACCAAATATTTTTTATTCACCAGGTATTCCGAAAACATTTTATTTATTGAATCCTGATATACACCAATTTTCATACCAACCGAACTTTCATCACTCGGAAAGACTTCATTATCATATAGTTTGGTAATTTCCCACAATTTATCATTTCCTGATTTACCACCATATTTTCCCACGATTTCCCCTTGTTTTTTATCTTTCAACAATTCGAATATTTTGGCACCATCATAACAGGTTCCCACAAAATAACCGTTGAATTTACAATTTTCCGAAACATTACGCAAGAAACCATGTAAAGTCGCACGATTTTTAAAGAAATAATGAAGCGAAAATTGCGCCGAAACAATATCAAATCCTTCGTCTCCCACACCAAAATTATTATATACCAATGTAGGCAATGTTTTCTTATCTTTAATTCCCGTACCCAAGATAGACATACCCATGTCTTTATCTCGCGGCGTATTGAATGCGCTACCATCTCTCAAATTTTTGATAGAATTTCCATGTATAAATACCGCATCAGGAACATTACGACCATAATCTTTTTTCATATTCAAATAACGTGCACATGCTCCATCTTGATGATTTTCAATATTATCTTTCGACAAATCAATGCCAAATATAAACGATAATCTCATTTTCTTCCATTTCCATAAATCACCGCCTTTTCCCATGCTAGTATCAAACAGCGTATTTCCTGGAGTCGATATGGAATACAACAAACTCTCCTTTATTATATTGTGGAATTTTCGCATTAAAGCCGTTCTTTTATTGCCATTCGTATTGTAATAAACATCACTGCTCGAATCGTCCAACGGTATATTTCTCCCCGTTTTCAACATTTCTTCTGTCACCGGATTATGTATTGAACGCCAGACACTGTTTGCCACGTAATAAGCATTACCGAAATTATTCAAACCATTTCGGAAATCACGTGTTTTCTTATGTCTCACACGTATTGGGACCCATTGCCATCCAACTTCACGCTCCTCATCAAAACGGAATTCAACGATACTTTGGTCTTCAATAATCTCTTGTGTACCATCAGCGTTTTTCTCAGTCAACATTATATTATGATTGCTATTTGAACTTTCATGCTCTAACAATACATTACATATATGTGCGGGGAAAGACGGGACAGGATTAGTCGGATAAAAATATCGCGGTGCATAATTATCAGAACCACGGTTCTCTAATTTGGTATTTTCATCTTCACCCCCTAGATCATCTAACATTGCATTCATAGGATTTAAATAACCATCTTTACTGGGATTATAACCAACGTGTAACATCAAAGTTTTATATTTTTTTATATCCTGCTGTGTAGTCATGTTTTTACCGCCGCTGAAAAGATTACCAATATATTCACTTTTAGTATCACCCTTCTTTTTGGTAACAACTAAGAAATCAATAGTATTTTGCGAGAGTGGTTTCCATTTGAAACAATTCATCCAGGTTTTCTTTGTTGGTAATAATTTCTCACCAATTCGTTCGGAACCTACTCCAGTGTCAATGGGCGTAAAAACTAGACCATCTGTTTCGTAATCAAAATCGACACCATCTTCAATTTTTCCAAGTAAATGTTCGCATTGTTGGAATATACTCTTCTTTCCCATATTGTTGTAGAATTTCTTAATTCGAATCGTCAAACTAGGGACTTTATTGGGTACAATAGACTTAATAGTATTCAAATATTTTTCACTTATTTCAGACAATTTGTCAAATCGGGATACATCTTGACGCATTTTTGAATTTGGCGGATATTTCAAATTCGGCACTTTTAAAAAGGGATAAGCCCTTAAATCTACTCCGCCCAACCAATACAAATCAAACATTAAATAACGATTGATGTAATTTTGGTGTTTGTCATACAATAAATGTTCTCCGTCTATAATTGTATTGAAAAGACCAGTAGATGCAGGTACAGTACATCCCGTGAATTCAACGGTCATATTCAAAGTAATAAAGTAAATTTTTCCCATCGTATTAATATATAGCAATTTTCTTACGCCATCTGTTTTTTCCGTAACGGTATATGGTTTATTTAATGTTTTTATCGGTGGCAATATATCAACATTATTTACATCGCTGCTTCTTTCGCCCAATTTATTGAGATTGGATATTTCAAGCGTAATCATAGAAGGTCCAACAAAATTAGTATTATGTGTTGGTGAATATTTTCGTGCTTCCCAACGTTCTTTATTGGTTATGTTTGCTGCAACTTTAAGTTTTCTTGATTGTAAATATTTCTCTTTTTCCTCGGCATATTCATCTCCACTCAAATTATAAATAGTTCCCATATAATTGTTCAAAACATTGTCAATTTCAACATAAGACACTGGGAAATTAGTTTGTTGGATCCCCGACAATATCAATTTTATACCATAGTTTAATAATTTGGTTAATTGTGCTATATTGTCTCTATATTTTCCCCTAACTGAAGCATTTATTAACTCTATTTCAATCTCAAAAGTTTCGGTATTGTCGAAAATACCAGACTCTTGAATTGTGGTGGCGGGAATATACTGATTTCGTTCAGTGGTTTTCGATGTTTTTACTACACTACAATCAATTTTAAAAGGATATGAAGGGTGCGTAAAAGTAAAACGTTTTATGAAGCGAAATGTTTTGTTTTGATTTTCCCAATCGGTAAGTATAGAGTTTTTAACGAAGGAATTAGTCGACAGCAAATCATTTTCATGTTTGTAATTCACGCGGAATTTATAATCTTTATTGTCAATGGGTGGCAAGTATTCCGAATTGATTTCTTTTTTCTTCTTGGTCTGAAACATGATATAGGAAGGCGGATTTGTCATGTCAAAGGTGTTTGTTTGACAATAATTCTGTATATTCGCCAGGTGTTTTACCATGGTTCTAAGTGAAGTTGTGTAGCTTTTTCCCGTTTCCTCGTTGTTTTTAACATTCATAATGTTCAAGTGGTAATCGCCTTTGTCGTTGGTGCAAATGAAATTTTTTGACTTAAGTGCACGTATGACATTGTTGAAATCAAACTTAGTTAGTCTCATGTTTGGTCCATGGTTGAAGACGATTTCCAACTCATCACGAGAATCATTTTCAGAAGTAAAAAGTTCTAAATACTTCTTAAAATCTGCGGAAAAGCTCTTATTTTTTGGAGCCTTTTTTGACATGGTTGTATATATATTATGTTCTGTTTTTATTTAGTTTTCTGGTCCCTTTTATAAAAGGTATTGACCCTCAAAATTTAAAATTCGATTTCTGACTCTTTTAAATCTTAGGTCTTTGACCTAAGATTTAAAACCGTCGGGCAAAAAATTTAAATTGTTTTGAATGAACTTTTGGTAAAAGTTCAAGATAGAGCAAAAAGAGTTTAATGCCAACTTCGTTGGCTCTTCTCGTTATATTTTCGTTATATTTTCGTTATATTTTCGTTACACGAAAATTAACGAAATACACACAATAAACAATATAATTATTTCTTTTGCCAACAATAAATATATTCCATTCCTCTGCGTCCAGTCATACCCATAGTAGAACCTTTTCTTTTAACGATATTATACAGTTCTTTTTTATCGCATTTACGCCATCTAGCTCTAATTTTTTCATACATTAAATCTGGTATATTCAAACAAAGCCATTTATTTTTGGGTAAATATTTATAAGAATTTTTAATGGTAGGAATAAGAAAATAATCATAAAATCCACTGGAATCTTTTTTTTTAATTTTGGTAGAACTACTAGGTTGTTTAATTTTTTCAGTCCCCTCATAATTTTTCATATCCTCATAAACTTCTAGATATTCATAAGGAGGAGAAGTGAAAACAAAATCATATTTCGGCAATTTAGAAAAGTCTACATCTTCCGCCTTTTTAAAATAAAGATTTACTTTGCTTTTATTGAAAGGTTTCAAAGCATTAAGTATCTTATTATAGCCTGGTTTTAACTTGGTATTACTATCAATTCCAATATAATTGATATCTCCCGCAATAGCAGCGACCATTCTGGCACCCCAACCCGCAGTAAAATCTAATACACTAGTAGCATCAAATTTCCTGTATATATTTAAAGCGGCGGCAGGTCTCATAGTATTAATAGTGCCCCATTGAAGTGACATTGCATCTATTTGTGCACGAAGTGCAGTCAAATTTTTATTTTTTACAAGTTTTCTAGAAAATTCATTCATTTTTTTCCTATATCTGGGAACCTTCCATCTTTCATACCAAGATTTACCGCGATATTTAGTTTTAACACGCATTTTATAAGTACCATAATCAACCATTTTATTACCAATCAAAGACTTGGGATTTAAATCTTTTGCATTTTTCATTCTTAAAAATTCATCGATAGCTTCACTTTTTGTAATAAATAAAAAAGGGAAAGTAGTATCACTAATTTGTCTCTTTTTCTTTGTTTTATTTTTTCTTTTTTTCGAACTTTCTCCTTTTTTCTTCCTTATTCTTTTTTTCTTAGTTAAAGTAAATCCCATAATATAATAAACACAGATAATTATATAATTTGCGATTATGCAGACAATAAATAATTATTTAATTTGAAATACATCTCTTTCTTAGTGATGTCTTTGCTATTTTCCTTATAAGATATACCAACTTTTTGGCATAATTCAACCAAATCATTCTTTTTATATGCCGAAAGTGCTCTCATTGGTTTGTCAAATTTACAAACTAAGAATAAATTTTTTCGAATACTTTGTATCTCTTTAATGATTGTTTCATTTATTTTTTTCTTTTTTTCCTTGTCATCTTCCGGACAATCCATTATACATGGGCGAAAAATCTGATAATCTTTTTTATCGACTCCTTTCTTTATGATTAAATATTTGTCGGCATTATATACTTTATCGTCTGTTTGAACCATTCCTTCTGTATCTCGAATATATTCACAATATTTAACACCATCAAAAATAATAACATTGAAATCATATAAAAAACAAACCACAGTGAAGACATCAATTGTAAATTGATCATAGAAAATACCACTTTCAATGGCATTTCGTTTCCATTTATATTCTTTGAAACACTCTTTTAAATTTTCATCTTCATCTTCATAGCATCTTTTAAATTCGGTAATATATTCATTTTTTAAGATTTGTTGAGTCTTGAATAATTCTCCTTTTTTACTACAAATGAAATCAAAATTCTCTTTACCTTCATTTTTCAAGTGAATCGCCCAAAATAAATTATCTCCACTGGAAAGTGGTTTATAATATTCATGTTTAATGACAATGTTTACATCATTTGTCTGTTTTTCTTCTTTTTCTTCTTTTTCTTCTTTTTTCCCATCACATGTCTTATCATTTTTATCTTTTATATATGCGTTAACCTTTTCCATGTTTTCCTTTTCATTCATTAATTCGATAATATTAGTATTAGAATGTTTTTTCCCATTGTTTTTAAAAGATTCTTTGGTCGAAATATCCAACATTACTCTATTACCAATCAATAATGCCAAGTTTTGATTATTACGAATTGATTCAATATTTTGACTATTTAAAAAAAATTTCTCTAAATTCATATTTTTTAAAATATTCATGGTTAACAAAAGTATTCTTATAATATTTGTGATTATATTATTAATTTATATTTGATTAATTGTTTAAAATCAAATATAAAGAAACTGCTTATAAATAAACATCGCATAAAAATACATTATTGTTCGTGAGAGAAATAAGACGATTGTAAATTTTCTTTTATATTTTCTATTTTCTTCAGATCATTTATTTGTATTTCGATATAATTAATTTTTTCTTTTAATTGTTTCAATGTATTTTTTTTGATCGGATTCATAATAATATGAATTCCATATGCGTTCTCATTGAAATTCTCATTGTTATCATGAAATATTTTCAAAAAATCTTTATGGTATTGTTCGGGCATACTTTCTATTTTCTCTTTAATTGCGATTAATTCATTATATGATTCATCTGAAATTCCACTTTTCTCGTCCATATATAAAAAAAACTTAATTATTTTTAAGTCTATAAATGCTAGTTTAATTTTCCAAAGAGGCGATGACCGAAATAAAGGGATCATTCAATTCAAAACGAGTACCAATTACTCTTACCGAAATGATATCATTTACTTTAATCTTTGCGAACTCAGCGTTTTTATATTCATGGTCCCTATGCACAAAAATAATAAACGGCGATACTTTTTTAGTATTTAATTGTGCTCTAATACCCCCCTTTGATATATTCTTCACTATACAATTTTTAATAATCATGTCTTCGGTAGGGTTACATACCTCGCATTCCAACATGATATTGAATTTCACATTATTTCCTTCAATCACACCACCCGAATAAGTTATTACACGTACAGAATTAGTTTTGATAAAGCCTTCTTTGATACATTTACCCTCCATTTGAGCACTGATTTTTTTAGTCAAAACACTTTGAATATCGCTCCCTACTTCATTGAAGGGTAAATTAAGTGAATAACTGAATTGATTCAGCGTATAGATGTTATTTCGTCTTCCCAAAACTCGTTGAGTAGTAGATGCTTTTGAAGTACTCATTATATAGTCTTCTTATTCTTTTTTATTTGATTTTTTATTTTGTTTAATTATTTTTTATGTTCTTGTTTATTTATTTTAGTTTATCTTGTTTTTATTTCGATTTATATCGGCAAAATATTTATCTCATTTTAGAACCAACAATCTGTGTTAAATGATATTTGAGGGAATTGAAAAACCATATTTTGGGGGAATTATGTTCTAAATATACCAATAATAATTCAATGCATTTTCTAAAAACATCGAGTTTAATTCTTTTGTCGATTTTACCCGCCTTTTCACTCAAAAATTGAGTAATAGATAAGAATGTCACATTTGTGAAAAAATTCTCATTCCCTTCGTATTTTTCATTAATATTTATAATTCGCGAAGTTAAATCTCGATCAGATAATAGTTGTATCGAACGTCCTTTCAAATTATTTCGTTTACTTTCAAATAATAAATACTTAAATACCATTTGTTCCCTAATCTCTTTGCGTGTTTCCTTATCTTTGCCTATAAATCCCATTAATCCACTTTCTTTCATATTTGGCATACGATTCAATGTCTTTCTCCAAACAGTATCAATTCTGCGCTCGTTTAATTTTATTTGACCGCGGATTTCCAACGTTTCGTCACTTTCTCCTTGGGATTCATACATATCCATCATATCAAACCATTTCCCGTGCTTACCCCGTTCCTTATCTTCTTGATAAAAGTACAACTGATTGGGTTTACGCATTCTAGAAAAATTGACTAAATTCAGTGCATCCCATATTCCGTTAATATCTTTTGTACTACTTTCATCGGTTATTTCTTTGCTAATAAAAAAGAACGAAAAGTAAAAATCAATTATATTTTGTAAGATATCGTCAGGATTTTTCGTTGCCCAAATATCCTCAATTATTTTATTTTCATTCACATGTTTTTCAGAATCATCATATCTTATGAATCTTTTCTCGGATAATTTTGAATATTTCCTCAAATTGTTTATATCCAATCTCCCAATCAACAATTCTTTCTCTTCAAAACTAAATACATCCATGTGATTCAACATAGCATATGTTATTAATTTCTGTCTCAAAAATTTACTTTCTTTGCGAGATGAGACTCCCGAACTACTGGTTGAATCTTTTAGAGTTTCCAAATCTCTTTTTTCCATTTTAATCTTTTCGCCAATTAAATAATCTATTGTCAATTTCAACTGTATTATTTCCTTATGTTCCCGAATAATTTCAGGTGTATATTTAATTCCTTTGTTATTTAAAAGTGCAAAGAGTTTTTCCAAGCCTTTTTCAATTATCCCAGGGTCATTAAAATTATCAATTTTATATCGTCCAGCTTCATCGGGAATATTCATGAAATCAATTTTTTCAATGGGTACCATTGTATCTCGTTCCAATTCATCCCGAGACAAATTATTATTTTGTTTGTCATCAGGTAAGAAAATATAATAACTATCCACGTTTTTCAATGTCCCAGAACGTTTATATTTCCCCAATATATTTTCACCGTTTAATAATTCGCTCAATGCCAAATTAACTTGCATTTCGGGGTATTCTCCAATCATTTTCATTAAATTCTCTTTTTCCACGATATTGTGTTGTTTGAATATTTTTTTGATTTTATTCTTTATTTTACCCACGTTAAGCATCAAAAAATTCTCATTGTATGTACCCAAACTTATGATTTCGTCGTCAATATTTATTGCCTCTTTATTAATATTGCATTTATAATTACAATTCATATAATCACACATCATACTACCATCACTGTCTTTCATATTATATTCTATTTTCTCACCATTGGACAATTTTATGACTTTAACAATGTCTTTTACGATAACTCGTTTATTGAAGTGACAATCAACCGCGTTTTCTTTCAAGATTCTTGTAATTGCGCCGATTTTCTTCGCTTTACTCTCGGCAAAATGACGATAGACATACATGTCAGCCATTTCTTCGTCCGTCGAATCATAAATGTCACGGAAACGTTCTTTTACTAACAATTGTTTTGTATTTTTTTGTTGAGAACTTGTCGAATCCGAATCCATATTCGAATCCGAATCCAAATTCGGATTATCGCTTGACACATGATTTATTGTACCATATAAAAATACCGAGCAATTACGCTTTTCAAATGGAAGTTGACAGTGACTCAACTTACGTATTCCCCTTCCAATGATTTGCTCTATGCGATTCAAATTATACCACGGTTCCATAATATGTAATTCTCTTACATTTTTGAAATCGAGTCCTTCAGAACCGGCGCGTGACACGATAATCACTTTTATGTGTTTTCCATCTTTGTTTTCTTCATTTGTTGCCGCGTTGATTTCTTCTTCCAGGTTACGCGTTAATTTATTGTCGCCCGTAATCATAATATAACTTCCTTTACTTCGGTCAATTTTATTTTTCGCGTTGAGTAAATTACGATTCTTCTGGGCAACCCTAGTATTACGAGTTTCAAAGCGTCCAAAGCCTCTTTCTTCCAGCGCCAGAGCCAAAGGAACACATCCCGAATAAATATACTGCGAATAAACCAATACAATTCCTTCAGATTTGTCAATAGAATCGCAAATTTTCGAGATTTTTTTACTGTATCTCGGCAATACCTTGTGGTGAAAACAACCATATTTATTTTCGCCCTTTGTAACCATAAATTTGGGTATATATGAATATCGGTTTGTCTTGCTATCATATTCCATAACTTTTTTCAGACCACCCTCGCCAATTAATTCATTAATATCGCGTGTGTTACTAATTTTTTCATCTATTGCTTCACGGTCTTCCAATTCTAGTATATCATTTACATTCTCATGTGGATAAACAATATTAAGTGTTTGATTTAGTGTATTGAGCATTTGGAAAGGTAGACCAATCTCATTTTTTTTATTTTTACGCAATAAATGATTCTTAATTATATTGTAAACTAACAATTGATACTCCTCCAATGAATGTACGACTAAATCAGTGAATTGTATTTTAGAACCGTTTTCAATTGCGGCACCGTTTATTTTTTTTTTAGGATAATCAAAATGTCTAGGGTCATCAGCGGGCAAATTCATTATATTTTTCAATCCATCGGGATTCATACTATCGGTGGGCCATATACAAAAGGGAAATTTCAAGGGATCTTTTCCCCGCATATAAGAGATATAACCTCGAGAAAAATTAACGAGATTTTCTCGCCCACCATTCTCTTTGAGTGTACCATCGGGCTCAAGTATATCGCTTCTTTTAATCATATCGCGTCCATCATTCAAATTCATCGCATTTAAAAGCCATACAATTTCCCCGGGTTGATCAAAAATAGGCGTGGCTGATAACATGAGAAGTTTTAAATTTTTACATTTTTTAATTAATTTCATAAAGGCATCCTTGACACCATTGTCCTTTTTATCAGCATTTAAGTCCACAAAATTATCTTCATTGTCGGAATCCCCGCCTTCTCCCTGAGGAATATTTACAGCATCACTTGTCATATGTTGTACTTCATCAATAATAAAAAGCGAATCGGAGAATTTACGTCTTAAATTCTTGGTTTTTTTAATACGGTTCGCCATTTGAGTATAACCCATAAATCGGTATGATTTTTTCTTAATCGCATTCATAGCGTTAATAATTTGTTTTTTGGTAAAATCTTTGGACCTTGTTGGGTTAATCTCACGCATTAATTTGTCACCGACACAACTGTTCATTTCCCACACGCCCCCAACATTTACTAGTTTGTTTTTATCAAAAAGTTGCATTTCGAAATTTTTTTGTACGGCGGGAGAAGCAATAATATAGATTTTCTTGTCGGAACTACTTTGTTCATAATATTCACGCATATATTCGGCAACTAATATTGAAGAACAAGTTTTCCCGGTTCCCAAATCATGGAAAAGAAGTAGAGAATTGTATGGTGTATCAGGGTGCAAGAAATTACGAACGAATTTTTGATGTGGGTCTAACTCGAAGTTACCGCTTTTACGTTTGCAATTACGTTCAATTAATTTCTCCACATTTTCAGATGTTATCTTTTTGGCTTTTTCATGAGTATCTTTGAATTCTTTTTTCATGACAATACGCTCATTAAAATCTTCTTCGCCTAATCGAGGGTATAAAAATTTGAACGTTGATTTGGTACTACCTTCATTTGTATCAATCAGTTTATTTATTTCTTCTCGTGTCATGATTTTCATACTCTCCTTTTGTGTTTTTTTGTATTGCCCCATATCTTCTTTTATGTCGATATCATCCGCATCTTTCTTTCCGCTTTGACTCTTGTTTGAAATTATACCTAAGTTATTATAATCGAGTGAAAGTAGAGAATCAGTTATATCGGCAGATTTGGTCTTCGATAATAGCGCAGGATTTACTATTACAGGTGATTTTTCTTCTTTATAAATATCGAAGTCCATTTCTTTTAACCGAGCGTGATCATACAATTGACCTTCGAATTTTTCATGAGACTTAAGTTCCTTCAAATATTTAAGAATTTTTCTTTTTTGGGTAATGTTTTTAATACCGTTATTTTTTAATAATAATACAATTTGATTTTTATAGAATCCATTGTTTGTCGGGCTCAAATATTTTTCTTTATTATAAATTAAAGCGCTTATGGTGTCAAAATAGAATGCATACTTAGAACGATGGTATTTCATTGGCTTTCCTTTATCAAAGAAAGACTTAATCCCCCATAAAATAATGAACTCTTTGAGATAATAATCTAATAATTTTTTACTTCTTTTTGGATGTTTTGAATTATATTTTCGAAGTTTTTCATTATTTAACGGTAATTGAGGTTTTTCAGACAAAATTTTTTCAATCACAGGTAAAAATATGCTATTTATTTCTTTACTATGAGTCTTATCACTGTCTAGTGATTTAACACCTTTAATCATTTCTTCCAACAATACTAATTTTTCTTCATTGTTCATACTATTCATGAAATTATTATAGTTAGTGTCGTATTTTTCTTCCTTGGTTTCATCTGGTGCTACTTCATCTTCTACTTCATCTGCTACTTCATCTGCTACTTCATCTGCTACTTCATCCGCTACTTCTTCCGGTTCTTCTGGTTCTACTGGTTCTACTACTTCGTCTGCTGCTACTTCGTCTGCTGCTGTTTCATCTGGTGCTACTTCGTCTGCTGCTACTTCGTCTGCTGCTACTTCGTCTGCTGCTACTTCGTCTGCTGCTACTTCGTCTGCTGCTACTTCATCTACTGCTACTTCATTTGCTGCTACTTCATCTGGTTTTATTATGGACTCGTCTTCCACCT